ATCTGAAAGGTTCGGTCCACAAGGTCACGCCTTAAACGATTATATGGCAATCATTCGTAATCGGCATGATGCTGTTGCTAGGCTTCTATCAAGTGACAAGATACTCAAGTCAGACTACCATGTTCTTTCGTCTGGTAACGAACCAGATCTAACTGGTGCAGCCGTATTTAAACAAACGGGCAACTCTGCATTGTTTAAAGCTCCGTTTGCTACAAAGAAAAATGCAGACTTCTTTACTGATGAACTTGTACGCAAAGCTGCCAGTGGTGCAAACAAGGACGACATGGTTAGAGACATCATGGATCTAATGGCCCCGACACCAGACAGCGATGAATTTAGCGATCAGATGCGGAAGAACTTTCGTAAACGTGCCGAGGCTATTGCGAATGCTTTGGAAGACACTCGTGGATTTACTAAGTTTCCAAGTGAAGCGAATGCTAAACATGCGGAGAACTACATTGATTTGTTGATGAATAAACCAAACGGTTCTGAAGCATGGCGTAAGGCTTCCTCTGCATTGCGAATGGTCAACGGTGTAACTCTACTTTCTTTCACAACTCTGACATCGCTTGGTGATTTAGTTCTACCACTAATCAGATCAGGTAACTTCAAAGCATGGACTTCAGCATTGAAGAACTTTGCTTCCGATCCTGTTTCTGGTTCTGCTTACCGAGACATGATTAGAAACGTTGGCGTTGCAGTAGAGAATACAGTGCATCAACGAATGTCTAACTCTTATGGGATTGACGCTAACCGTTTTACTACTGGCTTTTTCACAGCAACGGGGCTAACTCCCTGGACCGACATGATGCGTGAGATAGCTGGTTCTACAGCCTTTGAACATTTCAAAGCTAGTGCGCGGATTGCTATTGAAAATCCAAACACTCGCCAAGGCCGACTAGCTAAAAGAGCATTGGATGAATTTGGACTACAAGAGTTGTATCAGAAGGGTGCGCCCCACATCGACATGATCATGCGTTCTGGTGGTACACAAGCTCAACATCCTATGTATGAAAAAGTATCAACAGGCATGATCAAGTTTGCAAACGAAAGTATCTTTACGCCAAACAAAAATGATCTACCACAATGGGCAACAACACCAGCGGGTCAGTTAATTTTCCAACTCAAGTCTTTCCCTCTCAAGATGCTACGTCTTGGTAGGTATTCTTTCTCTGAAGCTTTACGCAAAGATGATCCTAACTTTGCACCAGCACTACTATATATGACCGCTGGCCCAGCGATGGGTTTTACAGCCGCCAATGTGAAAGACGTTGTTCAGATGCGAGGCGGTGAGGACAACCGTGAAGCTGAATTTAGAGATCGTAAGTTATCCAAGACTGTTACGCCACTTGAAGGAATGCTTAATGACAATGCAGACAAAGCTTTGGGCTGGTATTGGGATGGCTTTATGACAATGGGTGGTTTGGGTATCCTTGGTGAACTTATGTACGACACAGTTAATCAAGCCGACAACGGAGCCTATGGTCAGGTTCGGGTTGCTCAAACATTTGCTGGTCCGACATCTGGATTGTTCTTCGATGCTCTCACTGTTCTTGGTGGTGGTATGTCTGCTACTGGTGACGTGATTAGTGGCGAAGGAACTAACGGCAAAGAACGTGCAGCGGTTAGGGCAATCCTAAGTCGCTTGCCTGTTGCTGGTCAAATGTCTGGTGTCCGAGAAAAAGGTGTTGACTTATTAGCTGGTGAGAAGGGTGCAAGGGGATAAGCTAGTAGAGCGTCGAGGTAAGTACGTGCTATATCGTGATGGTCGTGTTCTGATCATCACTAGAAGCAAAACCATTGCGCTTCATGCTCAAAAAATACCCCGCAAAAAGCGGGGTAAGTATGGAGAAAAAATGATACCATAATGGTATTAGTTATTTCGGTAGTGTCGTCCCTTTAATTGCGCATTCATACGCAAGGCCAGCATACCCAACCTTGTCAGAGTAGCTATCTATCTTGTCAGGTGATCTACACGCCCGACAAGTCTTTAGCCAATCCATCATTAGACATACGTGAAACGGTAACAGCCGCCCGTGCTTATCCATCGCTATAGTTATTATAACATTCCAGCCAGAAACTATGTCCCTCATATTATCAATAGCCTCGCCGTACTCTTCATGGCGATCACCAGATATAAGCTCTTGACCTTTCTCTATCGGTTCGTCTGCTAATCGTTTACCCATTTGGTAGGCTCCCTATAACCGTACTTGATCAAATCAACATTTTGTTCAACAGCTTTAACTTCTAGCTCCATCAATGTTTCTTTGACGTGTTTAAGTTTCATCCTTGCTTTGTGTAGATCATCATAGTTGTCACCATCCTTTTCGAGTTGGACAATACGATCACCTATGCTTTCTATCTCTGCCTTTTTTCTTATAATATCTTTTTGGGTGTCCGTAATTTCATCCCAAGGAACGTCTGCCTTTTTCATATTCTTGATACCATTTTAAATTGTTCATACTTATCGCATGGTTCTAGTTCTTCTTTGCCTGTTAATTTGCAACTGAAACCACCATTATTATTTGGTTTGGAATTTTGACAATAGCGACATGCTGGGGATAGCTTTGTTTGTTCCCAACAAGCGGTTCTTTTGAAACACATCTTACAACGCCAATCCTCTTTGTAAGAAGCTATCCTTCCAGCATGTCCATCAAGCGCGGCTTGAATGTTATTATAGATTTCGTCCCATTCGGATTGGTCGAAGTGGACAATCTCTGCGTGGTACTTAGAGTTATTTTTACAGTAACTAACAAACAAACTGCGCTCAATTCCAAACATCGCCATCATCATTTGCATCTGACAATAATACTTTTTGTGCGAAGACTTCACACCATACGAAACAAACTTGTTATAGTTCGCCTCATTCATTGTTTTAATTTCGAGGATAGCGGGTGGAGAGCCATCCTCGAAATCAACTAGTCCATCTGAGTGACAGACTATATGACCACCCAACCAAGACCGTGAGTGCTGCCTACCAGTAAGACTGTCCTTTTCGTATACACGAAGGTCGGCCATTTTTTTAAGGTCACGCACTATTTGGTCTTCAAGTCTATGCCCTTCCCGAAATATACGTTGAAGCTGTGGATCAACACCGTCATTCGGAAAACCCCTTAACGATAGCTGAAGACGTGCCACGCAATCGTGACCACTAGAAGCCCCGATATAACAACGGACTTCTTCTTTCCGCTGTTTTACTGCCTCAGTAAATCCAGCGTCTATCGCCTCTATTATTTCAAGAGCTTTAGGGTCAACAGGGTGGTTCATCCAAATGGAATTTCGTCGTCCAGTTCAGAACCACTAAAGTCTGATGATGTTACCTCGTTCAAGTTGGCTGATTTTTCTGTACTCTTTACACTCAATTGTGTGTCCTTCTTTCCCTTCCAAATATTAATCTTAACTGGTTTACCAGTGTAATAGCCAACGTCGGGTGGGTTACTACCCTGATAACCTATAGCGTTAAGAAGAGACTTTAGTTCTTGAAGGGCAATATCTTTTGTTATTACGTTATCATGCCCAAACAATATCCATTGTTTGCGAGAGCCTTTATCATTCTTATAATTAACTTCAAGCTGGTCATGCCCCTTGGATGTTTTTGTTACTCTCGCCCCTTCGATCATAACCTCGTGTTCCCCACGATCTAGTAAGCTAGACCTTGGTGCTTCGGAAACTTTAACGTTTGATAAATCTAAATCTAAATAACTCATGCTGCTTTTCCTTGTCTCTTTGTGTTTTCAAATTCTTCATTGTTCATCACCAATCTCTGAACCAGTGACGCTACATTCGTACCTTCCTCTGCAACTCGAATGCGGTTGTGGCAATCTCTTGTTTTGCCATGCCATCCCGATATATTTCCTGTCAGTGTGTAGCGGGACATTTTAATTTTTGATTTACCTTCAGCATTTTTCACTGTCTCAGATTTATTGATAAGTGCTGCCACTACGTCAAAGGTTCCACAAAAAGCTTCCACTTTAGACTTTTGATGAAGCATAGGCCAATAGTTTGCCATGCCATTTTCATCTTTACTCTCCGTCGCAAGGGCGGTGCAAACCACATGGATAGGTAGGTCACGAAGGTCATTGATCATCGGGTCAATCT